CGAGGGCGAAGCGGCATCTGCTGACGGCTGGCCTTCTGTACCGGGGGGTGTAACGGGTGATACCGTCTTACCTTCTGCGGCAGGACGCCACAGTAGAGCCGTACCTGGGCACTGCCGGGAACGGCAGTGAGAAGTACGGCCCGGCTGTGCCGCGCAAGATCAACCTGGAACACGTTACCAGCCTAACGGTAGAACTGAAGGGCAAAAAGGAACGGGTTACCGGCAAGGCCCTGTTTCGGCCCGATGTGCTGCCAGATAACAGCCGGGTGATCTGCGACGGGCGAACCTACCGCGTTCTGTCCGTCAAAGAAACCAGGGTGGGCGGGCGCCCGTACAGCCTGGAGGTGCTGCTGGGATGAACAAAGCCCAGCTGACCGCAAAGCTAGCATGGAGGGGCGCAGCCATACAGCGGGCCGTCCACAAGGCGGCTGCCAAGGGGCTGCATGAGTCCGCCGAGTACCTGCTGGAAGAGGCTAACAAGACCATTCCGCATGACGAGGGAATCATGCAGGACAGCGGCAAAGCCAGTGTGGACGAACAGCGCCTGGAGGCAGCTGTTTCGTATGACACGCCTTACGTCAAGCGGCAGCACCAGAACACCAAGCTGCGGCACCCGAACGGGCGCCGGGCGAAGTGGCTAAAGCTGACGCTGGACGAAAAGCAAAAGAAGATCATGGCCCACATTAGAAGCAGCGTTGAGAACGCCATGAAGGGAGGCGGCGGCAGTGCTTAAAGGGCTGGCCCAGTATCTGGACGCCCAAGAGGCCGCCGTTACCTGGGACGAGGAAGGGACCACAGGGAATGTGTTCCTGGAGACTCTCCCGCCCCTCCCTGATGTGGCGGTGATGCTCGAACTGGATGGTGGGCCGTCCATGCCCTACGAAATGCAGGGGGTACAGCTGACGGTGCGGGGTGACGGCGCTCTGGCCCAGCGGCTGTATAATCTGCTGGAAGAAATGGACGGGGTGACGTTGGCAGACGGCACGTACGTGGTGGGCTGCATCCCTGTGCAGGGGGCGCCTGTCCACATCGGCGCCGACGAGAGCGGGCGTCATGAATACACCATCAACCTACACGCAGTGACCGAATAAGAAGGGAGGCCCCACAGCATGGCCATTACCAAGGTTTTTGCCCGTGGCTTTAACTGGGAAGTCAACACCGGCACCGTGGCCGCACCTGTCTGGGTTCAGATCAAGGGCCTAAGCCAGTTCGGCGTTTCCAACTCCAAGGAGAACGCCGAGACAACTGATAACCAGTCTGCGGGCTGGGCTGAACACATGGTGTCCGAGCGCACCAGCCAGTTCACCCTTGAAGGGTTCTACCTGGAGGACAAGGCGAACGGCACCCGCGACCCTGGGCAGGCCGGTGTGGAGGCCGCTGCCGAGAAGGTGGGCGAGGACAGCCTGAATCAGTTCCGCATGACTACGCCGGGCGGCAAGATTCGCACCTTCTTGGCGTCCGTCGAGGTTGGTTTCAACGGCGACAAGAACGCGCCCACAGCCTGGACGGCTACCCTGGATCTGAGCGGCACCATTACCAAGGTGAACTAAGCGGCGGGAGGTTGGCGGCATGGATATCAAGGAATGGGAGAAGCGGCAGGCGGCTGCCCAAGGTAAGACCGTGGAGGAGATCCAAGCGCAGGGCGCAGCGTTCCGAGACTTTGACGAGTTCTTCGGCGAAGTTACGGCGCCGCCGCTGGTGATCCACTTCAGGGGCGAGGATCACGAACTGCCGGGCGACATGCCCGCCGTGCTGATGTTGCGGGCCTACCGGGCCATGGCTGACGCCGAGGCCAAGGGACTGGACAGCATGGCGCAGGCCATGAGCGAAGCTGATGTGCTGGACATGGCGCACGCCATCTTCGGCAAGGAGCGGCTGGATGCGTGGTCTACGGACCCCAAACACCCGCTGCTAATCGGCCAGCTTGAACGCATGGTGGAGTGGTGCGCCGAGCAGTACCAGAAGCGTATCGCGGAGCGCAACGGCCTGGACCCTATGACGGGGGTGCCGGTGAAGAAGCCGAACCGAGCGGATCGGAGGCGGCGCCCCTAATCCTGCAGAACTGGGCCATTCTGGAGGCCGACTTTCAACGGGAGTACCGGTTGGATGTAACCCGAGATCTGCACGGAATGTCCTGGCGGCGATTCCTGACGCTGGTACGGGGCCTGGGGCCGCAGTCCGCCTGGGTGGCGGTGCAGACTCACAAGGCACAACAGCCCAAGGTGATCACGGACCCAGACGCCGCCGAGGCGTTCGTAGATTCCCTGACGTAGAGCGGGCAGGCGGCACGTTTTCACCACAAGGTGACGGACGGGCCGCCTGTTTCGCATAAGAGGCGTACAAGCTGTAACCTTTGTTAGTAACAAGCGAGGTGAACCACATGGCGCTTTTGATTGGTGAACTGTTCGCCAAGCTGGGCCTACAGTCCAAAGAATTCGACCAGGGCCTAAACCGGGCCAAGGGTGGCCTAGCAGATGTAACCAAACAGGCTCTGGGTGTGGCGGCTGGCATGGCTGGCTTTCAGGGCCTTCAATCTGCGATTGAAGGCACGGTGGGCGCTGGCCTGAAATGGAACATGATGTTAGAGACGGCGGGCGCTAAGTGGGAGACGCTGCTGGGATCGCAGCAGGCCGCGCAGCAACAGCTGGCATGGATGGCCGATTTTGCGGCCAAGACGCCGTTCGAGTTCGAGGATCTGGACCGGGCGGCAGGCCGGGCGAAGGCGTTCGGCTTTGAAATCGGATACGTAAACGGCACCCTGCTGCCCGCCCTGGGTAACGCTGCAGCGGCCACGGGAACGGGTTCGGAGGGGATCGACCGGCTCACAGTGGCACTGGGGCAGATGCAGGCCAAGACCAAGGTGAGCGCAGAAGAGATGATGCAGCTTACCGAAATGGGCATTCCTGCCTGGAAGCTGCTGGCCGAGAACATGGGGATGACCATTCCACAGCTAATGGACCTGTCCAGCAAGGGGCTAATCCCAGCCGGGAAGGCTATCCCTGCCCTTGTGGCCGGTATGGAAAAGTCATTCGGAGGCGCCATGCAGCGGCAGGCGCAGACGATGACCGGCAAGCTATCCACCATGAAGGACAACGCCAAACAGCTGCTGGGTGACGCCTTCAAGCCTGCGTTCGACTACCTATCCAAGACGGCCCTGCCCATCGGCATTTCCATGCTGGACAAGATGGCGCAGGGTATGAAGGATGGCGGGCTAAAGGGCGCCTTCCTCTCGCTGTTCGACGGCGCCACACGGGACGCTATCGCAAACATCTGGGAAGGTATCAAGGTGTTGGGCGAATCCCTGTGGACGGTGGGCAAGGATGTTGCACCCGCTGCCAAGGCTGCCCTGGGCGGGCTGATTGCCGTACTGGGTGCAACATTCGGCTGGATCGCTGACCATGGCGACGTTGTTAAGGCTACGCTGTGGGGCATCGTAGGGGCGTTTATGGCCTACAAGACCATTAGCACCGTGATCTGGGCTGTGGGCGCCGCACAGAAGGCGCTGACGGCTGCCACGGCGGCTTATGAGGGTGTTAGTAAGATGGCAGCTGTGGCGCAGTGGGCGCTGAACGCCGCCCTGAACGCGAACCCGATTGGACTGGTGGTGGTCGCCATCGGCCTGCTGATCGCGGCGGGCTACCTGATTGTCAAGAACTGGGACACCGTGAAACGGGTGGGCCTGAACGCCTGGGGTTACTTAAAGATTGGTATTATCGGCGCCATCAAAGGTATCTTGAAGTACATGACTTGGTGGCTCGAACTTATCCCTGGCATCGGTGACAAGGTGAAGGAACTGCAGGCCCGTCTCTCGTCCATGATCGACGAGGAGAAACAGGCCATCGATGACCGGAACGCCATGGCCGAGGGCGCCGCCCAGGCCGCCCAAGAGGCCGAGGAAGCCAAGGTGCTATCGGCTAAGGCGGCAGCCCAGAAGTCAACCCAGGCATGGGAGGGCGCCGGGCAGGCTGAACAGCAGGTGTACCAAGACACCGCCCAGGCTGCCGGTGATGCCACAGCCCAGAAAGTGGAGTACCTGGACGAGTTCGGCAAGGCATGGGAGCGCAACACCGAGGACGCTAAGACCGTGTTCGAGCGGGCGCAGGAGGATGCCACGGACAAGTTCAAGACCGAGCAGGAGGCCCGGCTGGAGGCATTCAAGCAGGCCCAAGAACGCGAGTTGACCGAGTTCGAGCGCGGGCAAGAGGCCCAGAAAACCGCGCTTGAACGGACGCTGGAGGACGAGGCGACGGCGTTCGAACGAGCGCAGGAAGATAAGCTGGATACCTTTAAGCGCGGGCTGGATGCAGAGAAAACGGCCTTTGAGCGGGAGCAAGAGGACATCCTTGACTTCTTCAAGGAAACCCAGCGCCAAGAGTTGGATGCCTTCAAGGCGACACAGGACGCCAAGCGGGCCGAACTTGACAGCGAGTACAAGGCGAAGCTGGATGCCATCAACGCCAGCAAGGACGCCATTCGAGACGCCAAGGATGCCGAGGACGCCGCGCGGCGGCAGGCTGACCTGCAGGAGAAGATCGCCAAGGCGCAGGCTGACGTAGACGCCGCCCAGCTGAACGGTGACCCTGGCAAGATCATGGCCGCCAAGGAGAAACTGGCAGATGCCCAGCTGGCCCTGCAGGACTACCTGACCGAAGAGGCCCGCAAGGCAGAACTAAAGCGGCTGGACGATCAGGCCGAGGCCCTGCGCCAAGAGTGGGACCAGAAGAAGGACGCCCTGCAGAACCAGCAGGATGCCGAACTGCAGCACTTCCAAGATGTACAGGCCGCCCGGCTGGAAGAGGAACAGCGCCGCCTGGAGGCCGAAAAGACCGCCTTCGAAGCCCGGCTGGACCAGCGCAAGACCCAGTACGAGCGGGAATTGGAGGACGAGAAAACAGCGTTCGAGCGGGCGCAGGAGAACCGAAAGACACAGTTCGAGCAGGAACTGGAGGACCAAAAGACCGCGTTCACGGCGCAGCAAGAGGCTGCCCTGGCCCACTTCCAAGCCATGCAGGACGAGGAGCAGAAGGCATGGGACCGGGCACAGGAGGACCGTAAGACCAGATATGAGCAGGAACTGGAGGATGCCAAGGAGCATTACGCCAAGATGCTGGACGAGCAGCGGGCGTATGTGGCCCAGGCCCAGGCGCTGGGGGAGCAGGCCAAAGCTGCAGCGCAGGCTGCCGCCGCCGCCGGTGCACAGGCTGCCACTCAGGCCGCTGCCGCTGCATCGAGCGCCGCCAACTCCTCCCAGTTCGGTAACAACGGACAGGGAACCGCCGCCCAGGTAGCCGCCAACGAATCACGGCTGGCGTCCGACGCCTCCTATGTGGAGGCCGAGAAGAAGCGGGCGCAGAGCGTGCTGGACGCCCGCAAGGCCGCGGGGATGGATACCAGCCAGCAAGAGGCATACCTGAAGCGCCTGAACGAATCCAGCAAGCCGCAGGGCGGCGGCAACGGCATGGTGAACAAGATGGCAGAGGGTGGCATCCACACAACGCCCACCATGGTGGGAGATGTGCGACCCGAGGTAACGGCGCCACTGTCTACCCTGTGGGGCAAACTGGCCGGGCTGGCCCGGCACTCTGCACAACAAGCCATCGGCGCCGCAGGCGGTGCTATCGCCACAGCGGCCCGCGCCGCAGTTTCTGCAGCGGGCGGGCAGGGGGGTGGCGGCGGTACGTTGAACCTACAGGTGGTAATGGATGGGCGGCAGGTAGCCAAGGCGGCGTTGCCCTACATCCCTGGACAACTGCTAAAGGTGGGGGTACGTCCGTAATGTACACGCTAACGATAGCCGGGGTGGACCGTACAGGGATGTATGAACCGGGTTCTCTGCACATCCCTGACCGGGTGAACAATCGCAGCACGGCAGACTTTAATCTGCGCGTCAAAGCTGGGGGCTGGCGCCCCCAGTCCTTTGACGCGGTGCTGATCACGGTGGACGGAGAACCCGTGTTCAGGGGCTTCGTGTGGGAGTCCGAAGCGAGACGCATTGTAAACGTGCCCGGTTCGGTAGGGCAGTACATTAGCGTTCCCTGCGTCGATACGCACCTGCGGGCCGATACGCGGCGAGTGGGTGAGACGTACGATGGATGGTTGGCTGGCGATATCGTTCGGGATATTCACGCCAAGTATATGGCGCCCGAAGGGATTACCCTTGGTACGGTCCAAGATGGGCCGGTGGTAGAACGGGCGGTGTTCCCCTACCTGCCGTTCTCTGAGTGCATGGACAGCCTAGCTGAGTTGGCCGGGTTCTATTGGCAGATCGACCACAGCCCAGCCCTGCACTTTGCTGATCGGGCCACAAACGCAGCGCCGTGGAGTCTGTCTGAGCCGGGGCCGTTCGGAGATTTGTCTGTGCGAAACCACCGGGAGGGCTACCGGAACACGCAGTACACCAGGGCCAATATGGATCTAACGGATGTGCGCACGGATCGCCAGCGGGGCGACGGTTCTAAGCGGGCGTTTCCGCTGAACTACCCGGTTGGCAAAGTGCCCGTGGGCATCACGGTGACCTACGGCAAGTACGACGCCAACGGTGCCCCTGTGGTGCCAGCGCCAGCGCCCACAGTACGCACGTTCGGCATTCGTGATATCGAGCCGGGCCGAGACTTCTACTGGCAGAAAGATTCCGAGTTCATTACGCAGGATGACAGCAGCACGCCGCTGACTGACCGGGACGAACTGGCCGTGACTTACCAAGGGCTGTTCCCCATCGTTACCATGAACCAGAACCTGGCCGAAGTGGCGGCACGAAAGGCCGCTGGCGGTGGCACGGGCGTATTCGAGGAAGTTGACCATGTGCCGAACATCGATACGCAGGAGGCTGCCCAGCAGTACGGTGATGCCAAACTGTCCATGTACTCCCGGCTGAACGGCGAAGTGACGTTCAAAACGTCGCAGGCTGGGCTGCGGGCCGGGCAACTACTTCCGGTCAACCTGCCCGCAGATGGCGCTGTGGGTGATTACCTAATCACCGAGGTAACCATGGCAGACGAGGGCAAGACGGGCCAGTATGGGCGCTGGACCTACACCGTGAAGGCTGTTGACGGCGGCGAGGTTGGCGGCTGGATCGACTTCTTTAAGCGGCTGTTCCAAGCTGGCAAGACCTTCGTTATCCGTGAAAATGAGGTGCTGGTGCGTATGCGGCAGGTGGCTGACGGACTGAAGTTCTCCGACAGCATGACCATGACGAGGGCGGCACCCGAGAACCGAATCGGCTACATGAAGATTGGTTATTCGGAGGTGGGTTAATTGCGACGGGCACGGCTACGCAGAACCGTTCACCGAGTGCAGCCAAGGCTGCGCCACAACTTCTACATGGACGTTTTCAACGTCCAGACGAACGAGCACGCACGCCGGGTTGAAATCCACAACTTATTCACAGATGTGGGACTAGGCATAATCCGCGACTTCCTGTATGGTGATAGCGTCACAGGTTTACTGAACGGATATTTCGCCATGGGCGACGGCGCCGGGACGATCACGGCGGCCAGCACGGTGCTGGGGGTTGAACGTTACCGGGATGTGTTCGTTCAAAAGACCAAGACCGGGCCGCGCCAGATCACCATTAAGGCGCACCTGAGCAGCACCATGGGCAACGGGTTCACTTACAACAAGGCGGGCCTGTTCGGCAACGGCGCCACGGTGGCAGCCAACAGCGGCACCATGTTTGCTGCCTTGAACTTCGCACCACAGGCCAAGACCACGGCCGAGGCGTGGACCTTTACCTGGGTGATCGAC